TTAACTTCGAAGCGTTATCAACATCTTCAGGTGCTTTTGCGTTAAAAAGAAAGTATGATGCAAACATACTACAAACTTTATCAGACGGTGCAGGTATTGCAGGTGCTGATGATGCAAGTTTATCAGGTGGTTTAACAACTACACTATCAACTTTAGGTACAGCTTCTGCTCCTATTAACGTAGAGACAGATGATGCAGGTATCAATCTCATGCTACAAATGGCAAGAGTGCTTGATGACCAATCTGTACCAGAAGAGAATAGATGGTTTGTTGCACCTCCAATCTTCTACGAGAAGATGTTTCAAGCAGGTAACAAGATCGTAGAAGTACAGGTAACTGGTGACGGATCTTCTAACCTCAGAAATGGACTTGCAACTCCGGGTACACTTGCAGGATTTACATGCTACAAGTCTACTGCTTTAAACAGCACAAATGGAACTGACCAAATAACAATGTCAGGACTAGCAACTGATGGCTCTGAAAATGTTATATTAGCAGGTCACATTTCAGCTTGTGCTACAGCGTCTCACATCGCAAAAACTGAAGTGGTACGTTCAACTGAATCATTCTCTGACGTTGTTAGAGGACTACACGTTTTTGGTAGAAAAGTTCTTAGACCAGAAGCCTTAGTCCGTGGCGTTATTGATTTTGCTTAATAGGGAGGATTAACTATGGCTACAATAGATAGAACTCCTAACGGAGGAACTGCAGGTCATCCTGCAGAGGTCGCAAGACCTTACGTGATGACATCTAAAGTTCACGACACTGCAGATGGTGGTGCAGGAGGAGATGTCATTCAGTTGATTGATGTTCCTGCTGATACTATGATCGTTGCAGGCGTTCTCGAAGTTTTAGAAGCTAGAGGTAACTCAGACATCACTTTAGATATAGGTTTTACAGGTGGCGATGTGGACTGTTTTGTTGACGGTTCAGTATTGGCTGCAGGTTTCACACCTTTTCTAGAAGCTGCTGTGGGTGCTTCAGGTGCTAATGCTAGAGTGTTAACTTCAGCAGATACAATCGATGCGTTAATCATCGATGGTGGATCTACAGGTGAAAGTGCTGCCAGATTTAGAATACACGTTGTTCTAGCTGACATTTCTGTAAACCCTGTTGAAACTGCCACAGTTTCTACTGGAACATAAAACTACTACGAGAGAGCAGGGCAACTTGCTCTCTCATCTTTCTAAGGGGGTTAATGTCATATATGCGAGGGTAACGTATGTCATACCTAATAAGTAATATACCACACTTTAAGTGTTGGGTGCGAAAAGAATTTACACACAATCACCAAATGTATCATGGTGAATATTTACACGGACTAGCAATAGCCGTAAACACAGTACCAGACAGATGTCTAAGTTTTCAAGTTGTATTTACAGGATGTGAAAGTGATGACGATGAAAACGAACCGAACGTACACGGTGGTGCAATGTGGGCAAGGATGCCAATAACAGCACTCGTTGCTGATATACCGTACGAAGAGTGGCCGCAGATAATGCCAACGCATTTAGCTCAGCCGTGGGATTGTAGCTCACATCATCACTCGGTAGTACGATTAGATAGAGTTAGTTCATCTCCGTGGATTTGCAAAATAGACGGAGAGTTTCATAAAGGACAATATCTATTTACTGTAGATTATACAGAAAGTGACATAGCAGATGACCCTGCACAGCACAAACAAAGTCACGTATTGCAGTTGATAGACGCAGGAGATTGGACAGGCAACATCGTTGCTTTGCCAAACAACAGAGTAAGGGCAACAAGTCCTGCACTTTGGGAGACTGGGGAAGGTCCACCAGACTTTAGACCGAGCCAGTATATACACAATGCAGAGATTCACGAAACTTATCTTGATCCTGCAATAACATTTGATAATCTATACTCGGAGAATGAATAATGATGAAGAAAAAGAAAATGATGCGTGGTGGTGGCAAAACCAAAAAGATGATGGCTAAAGGTGGTGCTGCAGGTGGCAAAAAGAAAATGATGGCTAAAGGTGGTGCTGCAGGTGGTATGAGAAAAACCATGATGATGGGTGGTGGCAAAGCCAAGAAGATGATGGCAGGTGGTGGTCGCACAAAGATGGCATCTAAAGGTGGTGCTAAAGGTGGCAAAAAAATGTCTGTCGCACAATTAAGAGCTATGGCTAAAAATATGGGTTACAGTATTAAGAAAGTGTAATCAATGACCAAGAAACGTGGGAGCATGAAAGGCTACACTATTAAGAGTGGTGACAAACGCCCTACCAAGCAGGGTGCAGGCATGACTAAGAAAGGTGTTGCTAAGTACCGTAAAGAAAACCCCGGCAGTAAACTCAAGACTGCTGTAACTGGTAAAGTAAAGCCGGGGAGCAAAGACGCAAAGAGACGTAAGTCTTTTTGTGCTAGATCTGCAGGTCAAATGAAAAAATTCCCCAAAGCCGCCAAGAACCCTAACAGTAGATTGCGACAAGCAAGGAGACGATGGAAATGTTAGCTTCAATAAACTTCTGTATGTTTAAAATACTAAATAAAATAAGTAACAAGTTCTATAGAAACTATGTAAAGCAACTACACAAGTCTCAGGGGAGGTTTTAGTGTTTACTGCTCTCATAGGTCCTATAGCAAATTTAGCAGGCACTTGGTTTGAAAACAAACTTGCGAAAACTAAAGCAGACGGAGAAGCAAAGGTTGCAGAAGCTAAAGCTCGTGCTACTGTTGCAGAGAAAGTCGCAGCAGGTGAAGTTGCATGGGAAGGTAAGATGGCAGATGCTACGGTGGATTCTTGGAAAGACGAATTTGCGTTAGTTGTGCTACTTGCTCCTGCTATACTTGTGTTCATCCCCGGAATGAGAGAGTACGTACAAAGTGGCTTTGAGGTTCTTGCCACGTTACCTGACTGGTATCAATACCTACTGTATATAGCTATATCTGCATCGTTCGGTATTAAGGGTGTAGGTCAAGCAGCAAAAATGTTGAGGAAGAAATAATGGCTAAAATTATAGAAACAAACTTTGGAACATTACTTAATCCTGAAAGAATAGCTAAAGGAAGTGCATCTACTGTTACAAAACAAGGAGCATTTTACGTATTCTCGCTTAGACTTAATGCCGATGACGTAAGAGAATATTCTTTTACAGATAGATCAAGAGCAGAGCAGATGAGAAGAATACTTATTAGCCACTTAGCACAAAAGATAGCAAAAAAAGCATGATAAAATTATTATTACAATTATTTGAATATTCAGGGGATTTATCTAAACACCGACTTCATACAACTAAGTATGAAGATTTGTGCATGTAAAGGAGTATAGCATGGCAGCGAAAAAGAAAAGTGGCTCAAAGCCAAAAAACCCATCACTATATGCTAGAGTAAAAGCAGAAGCAAAACGTAAGTTCAAGGTATATCCATCAGCGTATGCAAATGCTTGGCTCGTGCGTACCTATAAGAAACGTGGTGGCACTTACTAATGAGTAAACCACAGGGGGGATTAACAAAGTGGTTTAAAGAGGATTGGCGTGATGTCAAGACTGGCAAGAAATGTGGTCGATCTGGCAAAGAGAAAAAAACACGCCCATACCCTGCGTGTAGACCCAAAGCCGTTGCAGGCAAGATAAGTAAACAAGAAGCAAAGAAAAAGACAGGTCCCAAAGCTGTTAAGTGGTCTGTTACGGCATCAGGTAGACGAAGAAAGAAAGCTGCAGAGGGTGGCATGATACATAGAGGTAGACGAGCAGAATATGAAGTATGAGTTAAGTGAATTTGTAAAGATGGTTGCCAAGCACGAGGGTATGGTGCTTGAACCTTATCGAGATAGTCTGGGCATAAGCACAATCGGTATAGGTAGGAATCTTGAAGATCGTGGCATTACAGATACCGAGCTAGAATACATAGGCAAGACCATTGAAGATATACTAAAAGTAGGTCTTACAGAAGAAGAAGCGTATTACCTTTGCATGAACGACATAGCTATTGTAGAAAAAGAATTACTTGAAAGAAAACCTATTGTAAACCAACTTGACCAAGTGCGACAGATGTGTCTCGTAGATATGGGATTTAATATGGGTGTTCCTCGTCTTATGAAATTTGTTAAGATGTGGGGAGCTATCGAGGTGGGTGATTTCTACGAAGCAAGCGATCAAATGCTTGACTCACGTTGGGCAAAACAGGTAGGTAGACGCAGTGAAGATTTATCAAACATGATGAGGTATGGATATGAGTTCTGGGGTAGATAAAGAAAGATGCGAGACTTGCGAGTGCTACGACTGCGACTGCGAAGAGTGTTCTTGCGATTGCCATCATAATGATAGAGTTTCTACTGATATTCATGATAGACAACAAAGTGATGAATCAGACACAAAGGTTTGAA